TCCCGTTTCACGTAAATTCTGGATACAGGACACCTGAGCACAACCGCAAGGTGGGCGGCAAAAAAAACAGCAGCCATTTGCGTGGCCTCGCTTGTGACATACACTGCGTAGACTCACGAAGCCGCGCGTACATCATCGGCGGACTGGTAGAGGCAGGATTCAATCGCATTGGCATAGCAAAGACATTCATACACGTTGACGACGATCCGAGCAAGGACCCCGACGTGATCTGGCTATACACATGAAGATTGAACAAATCAGCCGCACCGTCCACAGCATAAAGCTGGACAAGCATCCGCAGCGTATGCTGTTTATTTCTGACGTCCACTATGACAGCGTAAAATGCGACCGCGTGATGCTGCGCAGGCACCTTGACGAAGCCAAGCGAACGAACACGCCTGTGTTCATTTTTGGCGACTGGTTCGACCTGATGGGTGGTAAGTACGATCCGCGCAGCAGCTACAGCGACATACGCCCAGAGTACAAAAGCATCACGTACCTCGACGACGTCATCGAAGACAGCGCCGAGTTCCTGACCAAGTACAAGGACATCATCAAATTTTTCTGCCGTGGCAACCACGAGACCAACATCGAGAAGCGCATGCACACCAGTCCGCTCGACCGTGTGGCGTACATCGTAAACAAGAACGGCGGCAACATCACCGTCGCTGGTTACTCTGGTTGGCTGTGGATGCAGATATACCAGAACGGCAAGCGGCGCAGCTCGACGTTTGTGCACTACCACCATGGCATGGGCGGCAACGCGCCACGTTCCAAAGGCGTGCTGCGTGTGGACATTGATCAGATGCAATTCAAGGACGCCAGCTTGATCGTGCGCGGCCATACGCATCAGAAATGGCACGTACCAATCACCTCGGACCGCATCAGCCGCTTTGGTAAGCTGTACCAAGACAGCGTCCACCATCTGCAGCTCGGCAGCTACAAGATGCTTGGCGACCGCTTTGCAGGTTGGGCTACCGAGAAAGGGTTTAACACGCCACGCCTTGGCGGTTGGTTTGTTACTTTGCACAACTCGCACCATGATCAACCCTACTGGAAGATTGAAGAAGCGCAATGAAACCAAAGTACACAATCAGAACAAGCAGCCGTGTGGTATTTATCACACCCACGCGCGTCTACAAGATACCCGTCAATCGTCGCGGTTGGTTGCAAGGATTGAACGAGCGCAAAGCGTGGAAGCGTTACAAGGATACCAAACGACTTGCGCCTTTGCTTTGGGGCTTTGGTGGCATCGTATGCATGGTTCGCGTCACACAGCTGGAGCGCATTGGCTTGCACCACATTCAAGCGCTAAAGAACTTGATACCTGCGCTCAACATTGAGCGCTGCGATCTGCATAACCCTGCTAACTGGGGATACCACAACAACCGCACCGTGCTCCTCGACTACGGCATTAATGAACAAGTGGCTGCTATGTATTGACTACCTTGCAGCAAATTGTAAGACATGAACGAACTTATCACACAATACTGGGCCGAGATTGCTCTCGCCATCCTGACTGCAGCTGGTACGATCACTGCACTCACCGAATCAGAGAAGGACGACAAGATTGTCGACGTCCTTAAGCGCATTGTCAACGCTGTAGTCCTTGGACGCAGCAAGCGGCGCAATAAAGAATAAGTCCTATATTTGTAACGGTTCAAGAACAAGTAGGACAGTTTTCATCGTTTTCATTTAGGTTTTGAGCGGCATTCTCAACGGGGGGTGCCGCTTTTTTTTGTGCTAATAGTTGCACAGGTGTAGAATATACCATACACTTGCACAGAAATCTAGACGAATGGAAGACCAAATACTACTCAAACTCGACGACGGCCTTGAGATGGTCGTGACCTTTGAGGTCGAAGCTGGCGAGGAAGCCACGCACATCTCACCGAGCCATCCGCCGACCGTGCGCATTCTGCGTGTGGTGTTGTGGCAGAAGAATCACACCAGCTTTGAGCGGATCGACATCACCTGTGCCGACGACAACCTGCTCGACTGGAACCACGAACGCATTGAACAAGAAATATGGGAACACCTAGAAAACCAATAATGATGAAATACGAAGAAGTATTAAAAGCGGCGTGTGCATACGTTGCCGCAAAAAATGAGCTGGAAGCATTTCAAAACCGAGCAAATGCCAAATTGAAGTTTCCAAGTGATGACTGGACACAAGGCGAATACATGCGATACGAGGACTTGACACAAGCAGAGTTTGAAGCCGAACAAGCCTTGTTAAATACAGCTGTACGCTACAAAGTAATTGGAGAATGATACGCGACAAATACCCTTATTGGAGATTATCACAATGACACCAAATGCCTACATAATCGAATTCCAAGGAGAATACTACTATTACTGGCCTAATTTTTAAACAATGCCGAAACCTATTTGTGTGCGCAGCAGTGTGCACGTTAAACCCACGCGTGACTTCAACCACCAGCAGCATGAGCTTGCTGAACAGAAGCGCTTTGAGCGATTGATGGAACAATTCAAAGCCGACCTTATTGCGGCATATACCAAGAACCGATGAACATAAACGACATTTACGTGAGCGCCTGCCGTGGCGCCTTTGATCGCAACACCACAGAGGTGCGATTGATTGACTGGCTTGAGAACGTCCGACCTGAACAGCCACGAAACGACTGGGAGAAGAAGCAGCTACCTGCTATCATGCCGCACGGCCTTTTCCTTAACCGACGACAGGACACATTCCAAACGCACAGCGGACTGGTGCAGATTGACATCGACGCCAAGCATCAGACCGACAGCATCGACGTTGACAAGATTCTGCACAATGTTGCTTATACTGATTGCATCGTGGCAGCTGGCAAGAGCTGCAGCGGAACAGGCGTATATATGCTGATTGCTGTTGAAGGCATCGAGCGAGAGAATTTCCACGAGTGCGCAGATAAAGCTATTCAATACGTTGAGAAAGCCTTTGACGTAATCTGCGACTCACCAGTGAGCATGAACCTGAGTAGCCTGCGCTTTGCGTCGCCGTTTGCTCCTTACATTAACCTTGATATAACACCACTACCATGAGCGTACTTGATGAACTCAAGGCGCTGTCGAAGAAGTACGACATGCGACCTGATCACTTTCACAAGGATCCACGAGGCTTTGTCATCATGACGCGCCGAGGCGTGGAACACGTACAGGCCAAAATAAAGGCCGTGGTGACCTTCGAAACGGTGCCTGAATGGTCTGACCCCAGCGAAGGGAGATATTGCGTTAAAGCACACGCAAAATGCGAAATAGGGCACGTTGAGACATATGGCGAGGTGAGCAAGAGCAACAACCGCAACCAGTACCCAATCGCCATGGCGGAAAAGCGGGCGCTGTCGCGTGCCATTTTGAAGCTCGCAGGATTCTACCAGCTTGAAGTTTACGGAGAGGATGAACTTGAATGAACTGGACGACTTCTTTGACGACGTAGAAGCCGATCAGCATGCGCATCAGGAGCGCCTTAAAGATTACGCGCTGTTCCTGCTGCTTAATAGCACCATGCGCGACGACGACGACGGCCTTGAAGACGAGATAATTGACACGGAGCCAACGCTGGAGCGCTGGCGTGAGATATTCGAGCGTTTAAAGCTCAACCAACTACGGACAATCGACCTACCGAACTGGTCACAAACATCATTTAACAAATCATACAAAGACAATGGAGTTGACAATTGAAGGCGTAGTACGCCGAGTTTTACAGCCGCAAGAGTTTGCAAGCGGCTTTCGCAAATGCGAGGTGCACATTGAAGTAGAGAACGGCAAGTACAAGGACGTGCTTCCTGTGGAGTTTATCAAAGACATGGCTGACGAAGCTGGCACACTGGTAATCGGCGAGCGCCTAAAGATGCGCTGCTTTTTAGGAGGCCGTGAATGGGATGGCGGCGAAAAAGGCTGGCGTGCATTCATGAGCCTGTCGGTTTTCAAGTACGAGATAGTCGAGCCTAAGAGCATCCGCGAAACCGTGATTGAGGACAGCAAGAAGAACCCGCCACAGGTGGACGATATGCCTTGGTAATGTACAAGGTCAAGCTGCACCAACAACGCACGAGCATACGCTTTGAACGAGCCGACAGCATGCTGCGATACATCCAGCGCCTGAACGATCAAGGCGTAAAGTTTGAACTACAATTCGAGAGAGATGGAGATGAACCTGAAAATGTACCTGCAACACCACTACGGTAGCCTGACGGCATGCGCCGAGGCTATCGAGGTAAGCAGGAGCACCTTGCACAATTACGTGACCAAGGATCCCGAGGGCGTGCTGCGACACACCAGCCGCCTGATGCAAAAGCACGGCATAGAGCCGCACCATTTGATAAAGGCAGTGCTAACCACACAACAGCAGCTTGATGTTTGAGTACGTGAAGCTGACGCCTGATGAGATGGCACTGGCCTATGAGATTGGCAAGGACGTCATCGAGACCGAAATGAAGAACAACCACACTGGCAACAACAAGTTGAGCAAATACGCTGGCTATGTGGGTCAGGTGGCTGCCATGAAGTATCTCGAGGCGGTCAACGTGGATGATTATGAGTACGACCTTGAACGCAACGGAAAGCGCATAGAGGTCAAGACGAAGGTGCGCAAGGTTTTGCCGCATGAGGATTTTGCTGCTTGCGTGTATGCTTCAAACGCCGATCAGCTTTGTGACCTGTACGTTTTTGTGCAGGTGTTGAAACAGTGGGAGAATCCTAAAAAGTTGGCTCACGGCGCGTACATCTTGGGTTGGATAAACCGCGAGCGATACAATGATTGCTTTTACCAAGTCAAAAAAGGTGATTTTGACGGTGACTATGAGGAGCCAGCAGATGCGTACAAAATCAGGCTTGGTGATTTACGCCCGATTGAAGAGCTAAAATGAGCCGCAAGTACATCAGCATACCCATCGAGATATGGAACCTGAGCGAGCTGCACCCAAACGAGCGGGTGCTGCTTGCTGAGGTCGCCAGCTTCAAAGAGTGCTTTGCAGGGAACGATCACTTTGCGAAGCTTCTTAACGTATCCGAGGCGACCGCCAGAGGCTACATCAGCAACCTCATCAAGCGCGGATACCTCATCCGAGAGGGCAGCAGATACAACCGCCGACTGCGTAAATCTGCGCAAACGAATGCGCAAAATAGCGCAAACGAATGCGTAAAACAGCGCAAACGAGTGCGTAAATCTACGCAAACGAATGCGCAGAATTCAGCACATACTAATACATATACTAATACACCTACTAATACATCTACTAAAAGCACGCCTGCGCGTGCGGGTGTGGTGTTGCCGTATGAAACCGAAAAATTCCGAGAAGCATGGGCCGAGTGGCTGGAGTACAAACGCACGGATCACCGCTTCAAATACAAAACCGCCCAAAGCGAACAACGGGCACTAATGACACTACAAAATGAACACCCTACAGAAAGCAGAGCAATCGAGGCAATTCATACAGCAATTGCAAACGGATGGAAAGGCCTCGTATTTGGTTCATCCAAGAGCAGGCGAACTAGAACCAGCGGAAAGGCAGCGCTTGAAGGAGGCGAGCTTGGCGATCAGCTTAGAGAGCTTGCAGAAACAGGAAATATCACAGGTAACAATCGAAACCGCCTTTAAAGGCACGAACGTTCGCACAGCGCTAAAGCTAGACGAGCAGGCGACTCGTGCGGCGCTCATCGCGATGCTGGCCAAGTGCGTGCGGTTTGTAGACGCAAACAAGACGCTGAC